CAAAAAGTAAAGGATATGATATGGGATTTTCTTTGCAATACTGGAGTTCCTGAAGGTATTAAATATCTTAAAGAAGATTATAATCGATGGAAGTTTAAATTTTCAGGTCAAGAAATCATAGAAAGAAATTATGCAAAACATTTTCAAGATATGTTTGTTCTTTCCGTTCTTGACGGTAAAAGAAATGGTACTTATTTGGAATTGGGATCTGGTTTACCAACTCACGCAAACAATACAGCTTTGCTTGAAAAGGAGTTTGGGTGGAAAGGTCTTTCGGTTGAAATAGACCCAGCACTATGTTACGAATTCCGATTAAATAGAAATAATCCTGTTGTTAATCAAGACACGAGATTTGTTAATTTTTCTGATTTGTTAGATTCTCATACAATGCCAAGAAACATTGATTATCTTTCTTTGGACGTAGATGATTCAACAATTGAAACCTTAGAGAATATTCCTTTTGACAAATATAAGTTTGGTGTTATAACTTTCGAACACGATGCTTATAGATATAAAGATGAGGGGGCAACGATGAGATCTAGGTCTAGAGAAATATTTCAATCTCAAGATTATGTATTAGTTGTACCTAATATGTCAATGTGGTTTCGAGATGGAGAAGTTGAAGATTGGTGGGTTCATAAAAGTTATTTAACAGATAGGATATTAAAGCAAATGAAATCAAATTCAGATAGAGTTTTTGTTTGGAATTATTTTTATGATAACTGAAAAACCTTGGGGCCATTATAAAATTCTTTATGAAAATTATCCTTCTTTAAAAGTAAAAGAATTAGTTGTATGGCCGCACCAATCTTTAAGCTTACAGCGACATAGATTTAGATCTGAAGAATGGTTTGTTATTATGGGGGATCCAACCATTAGACTTGGATCTCATCGAGAATTATTAGAAACGCGCATTTTAAAAAAACATGATAAGATAACTATTCCTGTTGGTCATTGGCACCAATTATCTAATTTTACAAATTATGTTGTTAAAGTTTTAGAAATACAGCATGGCGAAGAATGCGAAGAACGCGATATTGAAAGAATATATTCTGAGACATAGATTTGTAATAAATATAGAAAACAAACAACGATGGAATCTGTTTCATGGCCTTCAAAATTAGCACTACTGAAATAATTAGTGATAGCCCACAAGTACAAAACGCAGATTATAATAATTTGCATCCAGCCGTTGCTGCCCCAACGGATTTGCAAATTAATTTTAATAATCCTATTACTACAAAAACTTTAACTGGTATCGTAACAGGTATACCCCCAAATGTTTTTACTTTAGTTAACGGCGCCAGTGGAAAGGTATGTACTTTGTTGTTAACTAGAAATGGCTATTCAATACCATCTAATGGGTTTAGCGGGATTACAGGTTGGGCTAATGGAATAACTCCAACTTGGAATGCGTTTCCTTATTGGGAAATAACATTTACTTATTGGCCAAGTGCAATAAGAGCGGTTGCAGTAGGGTATTCAACATAATGGCTTTTAAAATTTCAACAACTACAGTAATTACTGACGATCCAGTAGGAGCAGACCCAGTCCAGGTAGAAAACGGTACGCATAATAATTTTCATCCATTGTTAGATTCGCCAACCGATTTGGTGATTGAATTTTCAAAACCGGTTGCGTACAAACAACTTACAAACGGCGCATTTTACAATGCTTCAAGCTTTTCTTTTGATGGTGCGCAGCTCAGAGACGGGCGAGTTACCTATTATCTTTTAGATAGAAACGGCGCCACAATTGCGCCAGGAGCAATCCCTGTAACGTCTTGGGCGAACGGTATAGAACCAGTTTGGTCAGCATTCAATTATTGGCAATTAGTATTTACCTATTATGCTTCTCCTGCGGCAATAAGAGGTATAGCAGCAGGATTTACAACCTAATGAGCATATTACCGCATGCGTTTCCGTTAGCAGCCGCAGGTGAAGGTCCTACATATTATACCGATGCTTCGTGGGACGTTGCTTCAATTGATGAAGACGGATCCCAAACTGCAACCTTTACTATAACGGCAGATCCAACATTTGTTCCTGTTAATACAACTGTAGGAGTTGCTTTAACAGGAACAAATATTACTCTTAGTGATATTTCTGGTGTTGCAAACTTAACTCCAACGGTTACAATTAATGCTTCAGGGGTTGGAAGTTTTACTATTACTGCAAACGCGGATCTTACATTAGAAGGGCAAGAAAGTATAGTTGCAACATTATACAGCGCCGACAGCAACGGTTATCCAACAGAATCGCTAAGTGATATTCTTATCCTAAATGATACAAGTAAACCTGGATATTCTGGATCTTTTGACGTCGCAAGTATTACAGAAAATGGGTCAGACACCGCAACATACAACCTAGTTGCAACAGGTGTTCCAGATAATACGACAGTTGGTTATACTCTTTCTGGTACTAATGTTACCGCCGGCGACATAAGCATAGCATTAACTGGCACATTTACTGTTTCGTCTCAAGCTGCTTCAATTTCTTTTACAGCAAATCCAGATTTTACCTTAGAAAATACCGAAACTGTCCAAATAGTTCTTGATTCTACAGATAGCGAAGGTAACGCTGTCGATGCAGGCTTGACAACTGACACCGTTGACATTGTAGATTCTAGCATCCCAACATATCAAACAGTATTCACAACGACATATAATAACGACGCAGGTATTCGGGAAAATAATTCAGACGCTGCAACATTTACTGTAACGACACAAGGCGTTCCAAATAATACAACGGTTGACTATACAATCAGTGGTGTTGGTGTTACTGTTGGTGATATTAGTCTAACTTCTTTAACTGGAACTCTTACAATTAGCGGCGGTACTGCTGCCGTTGGTCCGTTTACCGCTAATGCAGACGGTAATTCAGAAGGAGACGAAACACTAACAATAACTCTTGCAGGGGCAGACAGTTTAGGAAACAGCACAGGAAATTTAGCTAATAGAAGTAAATCAATTATTATTTACGATACTTCTGGCACAGCTCAATATACTAGCGGCGTAGTTAGTACTACATCTATTACAGAAAACGAAAGTGATACGTGTGTATACACAATTACAGGTTCTGCTTTGACAAATGGTACACTCGACGTTACTCTTTCAGGCACAAACATTACAGTTGGAGATTTACTTACTTCTACCAATGGGGTTAGTTATGCGCAACCCGCAAGTCTTACAATAGCTGTTCCAATCACTGGTAATAGCGGCCAGCTTTTTATTAGAGCGCAAGCAGATCTTACAAACGAAGGTACTGAAACTTTATTAATTGATACTGCGAGTTCTGATAGTAATGGTGTTACAACTGGACTTCCTCTTACTCAAAGAGCTGTAGGTATTATAGATTCGAGTACTTTAGTAGGTACTTATGATTCGGCCGCTTTTACTTCGACAGTACTTATTGAAGAAACTCGAAATTATACAGATCTCGGTGGAGACGATTGGCATTACGACAATATGGCCGCCTTTCAAATTCAAGGGACAAATATACCAAACGCTAGTACAGTTCCTTTTACAATTACTGGTACTAGCTCAACTTCAGATTGGGAATGGCATGATCAATATGGTACTAATGGTCATGGAGGATTTCCTGGTCAATATACAACATCTTCTAGTTCTGAGCCTTGGAGTTCTGCTACAAGTGGAAACTTAACAATTGTGACTAATCAGTTTGGCAGTTTTGCTTCATTAATTGTTCGAACTTTACCAAAACCAGGCGCAAGGAATAGCGAAGGCGGGGAAACGTTCATTGTTACATTAGGAGCTACTGATAGTAATGGTTTTTCGACGGGTGGATTATCTGACACTCTTACAATATATGAAGAACCAACGTACAGTTTAACTGATAATAGAGGCGCAAGTGTTAATGAAGGTGATACTATTGATTATACTTTTACTATAACAGGAGGCCCACCTGCCTCTTATATTGATTCTCTAACTTTTTATAAAAGGTATAATTATAGCGCATCCACCTCACCGGCGGCCGCTGCAGCGTCTGTTGGAGACACGTCGGCCGGGTTTGATAATACCGGTTTTGGAGATTCTGGTAGTAATTTTAATACGTCAAACAAAGTCCATACTTGGCAAAATACCATAGCTGCTGATGCAGCAACCGAAGGTTTGGAAACCTTTTTAATTGAGGTAAGGAAAAATACAGCAAGCGATAATTTAGCTTCTCATCGTATTTTTATTAATGATACCTCTACTGGATATAGTGGAGATATTCCGGTACTTTCTAATTTGAGCATGTTCGACACAACTGGGAATTTTGACGCGGGCCCATCAGGAGTCTTTTTAAGATATACGTTCAGGTCTAATTTAAATTATGAATATGAAACTAATCTCCAAGGCGTGGTCCAAATGGGCAGTTGGCTTCCAAACGCAACAATGGGAGAGGTCGGTGGAGATTATGAAATAAAATTTACTTTTGGAACACCTACAACCACTGGAACTCCAGCTGTGTCGGCTACTCGCGGTGGACTCTCAGCAGGAACTTGGTACAATTTGGGTTCTAATAGACAAGTGACTCTTAATCTTTCAACTACAAGCTGCCAAGGACAAACCTATTCGGTTCAAGACACTATAGAAATACGAAAAGTGTCAGACAATACAAAAAATGATAGTTGTTTTGCAAACATGTCGTCAGATTTCCAGGATTATGGCGGGTTTACTTGTTTGACTAATGATATGATCGTGAAAGAATGTAACAGAGGATTTATTAGAGTCTACGATATTGAAATTGGTGATTTAATTCTTGGAAACGACGGATATATTGAAGTGTTAGATGTGGTTAAAGACCATCCAAGAGAAGGCTATTGGATATTAGATGGTTGGCTAGAAATTACTAATGATCATCCTATTTGGCTAGAAAATAAATGGATAAATCCAGAAGATTACACCGGAAATAAAGAATATAAACAAATAGCTGTTGATACAGTATACATTGAAACTAAAGGCGAAAAATATAAAGTATTCAATCCTACTAGAAACGAATTTATACTTGTTAGTGGCGAATATAAAGAAAAATTATTACAGCGTCTTTAATTAAAGGATATTTCACGTGTTAGAATCGATTCATTATTATTTGTCTTCGTTTGAAACCGGAACATCTATTTTATTATCTGATAAAACTACTTCAAAAAATATTGAAGATATTGTTCCAGGCGATGAAATTTATGGCCAGGGCGGTAGAAATAGTATTGTAAAAAAAGTAAAAACGGTAACTTTAGATGGTAAAGATCTCTTACCTGCTGAAGTATTTCATATTCATACTGATGTTCATGGGCACTTACTTACGACAAATAGACATCAATTGTTTTGGACCACGGAAGGATGGAAATGCATTGATTCAGTTTATGCGCGATTAAGAAATACTTATCCTTTCGGTGTTGTTTGTAAATACAATTTGGAAAAAGGCGATTTTTTCATGGATGATAATCAAAATCGTTATAGGATTTCTCAAATAACTCGAGATGTTTCTACCGATATTCAAAGATTTATGGTTTTATCTCCTGTACAAACTCATCCAGAAAATTCGGGGTTAATCCCAGGAACCGGCGTAGAAGAAACTAGTTTTATAGCAAATGGAATAATCACTAGAGGCTCTACACATAATATAGATCTTCCTCGGCCAGAATAAGTAAGGTATAAATATACCAAACAACAATAAAATTAGGAGTAAGGTAGAATGGCTGTACCTACTACCCGTGAAACCTTTATAAATTATATTTTACAAAAGCTTGGTGCTCCGGTTATTGAAATCAACGTTGCTGAAGAGCAAGTAGAAGACCGCGTAGATGAGGCCTTGTCCTTTTGGAGGGACTATCATTATAACGGCAGTCAATTGATTTATCTTAAACACCAACTTACTGCAGACGATATAACAAACGGATATATCACTCTTCCACAAAATATTCTTGGCATTTCAGGAATGTTCAATCTTAATTCTTCTGTGCATGCTGGGCAAGGTATGTTCAACGTAAATTATCAGTTTGTCTTAAATAACATTGAAGATATGACTGGCTATAATATGCAACATTATTATATGGCACAACAGCACATTTCAATGATGCAAGAGATTCTTGTAGGTAAGCAATTCATTCGTTACAACAAACACATTAACAAGTTATATTTTGATATTAGTCCAGGAACTTTAGTTGAAGGTATGTGGATGATTATAGAAGCATATGACGTTGTTGATGAAAGCGAATACCCGGATATTTGGGGCGATCGTTGGTTACAAAATTATGCAGCTGCATTAGTTAAAGAACAATGGGGCGCAAATTTAACTAAGTTTACTAATATGCAATTAATAGGCGGTGTATCCTTTAACGGAGAACAAATCTTATCAGAGGCACGCGAAGAAAGAAAGGCAATGGAAGAAGAAGCAATTGGAAATCTTCAGCCTCTTACATATAATTTTATAGGATAAGTTAATGCCTACTAATCCTTATTTTAGAAATTACGATAGCTTTTATCAGCAAAATCTTATTGATGATTTAGTCATTGAATCAATAAGAATGTATGGTATTGACATCATTTACATTACGCGTTCATATGCAAACATTGATACGATTATGAACGAGGATGATACTCCAATTTTTGACCAAACGTTTGAATTTGAAGTATATGTTAAGAATGTTGATGGGTGGGAAGGTCAAGGTGATTTCTTAAGTAAGTTCGGATTACAAATACAAGACCAAGCAACATTCGTTGTTGCTAAAAGATCTTTTGAAAGATACGTGACAAAAGAAAAAGGCGGTCATCCTCGTCCTTTTGAAGGTGATCTTGTTTATTTCCCTCTTAACAACAAAATGTACAGAATTAATTTTGTTGAGCATGAAGCAGTCTTTTATCAAACCGGAGATTTGCAAACTTATGAAATGCAATGCGAATTGATGGAATACTCAAACGAAAGATTTATTACTGGCCGTGACAATGTTGATACATATTGGGGCGATGTTGCAACCGCTAACAATAATATCAATTCACTTGAAGATTTGCAATTAATTGATCCTTATGCAAGAAACCTTGAATATGAACAAGAAGCAGACTCAATTATTGACTTTACTGAAATTGATCCTTTCAGTGAATCTATTTCAATACCTGACACTGATTAAGGTTAAAGATGTTAGCGAATTATTTTTACAACAAGACAACAAGAAAATACGTTGCATTATTCGGTACGTATTTTAATCAATTAAAAGTTTGTCGATATGATTCGTCAGGCAACGCAGTTCATGACTTTATTGTTCCTATTTCTTATGCTCCTTGGGAAAAGATTCTTGCAAGAGTAACAGGCGATCCTGAGTTTGTAAAAAAGGCTCAAATTGTTTTGCCGCGAATGTCTTTTGAAATTACAAATATTACTCACGATCCTACAAGAAAGATATCTCCGACAAGGAAACTTAGAAAAACAGTTCCTGATGCCGACACCGGCGTTAGGAATTTTATGTATGCGCCATCTCCATATAATTTTAATTTTAGCTTATATGTTATGGCAAAATACAGTGAAGACGCAATTCAAATTGTAGAACAAATATTGCCATTCTTCAGACCAGATTTAACAAACACTGTTACTATAGTTAATGGTGTTGATCCTATGGATATTCCTTTAATATTAGATTCAGTAACATCTGAAGAAGTATATGAAGGGGATTTCAATACAGCAAAAACTATTTTATGGACGCTTACCTTTACAATGAAAGGTTGGTTTTTTGGCCCAGAGCGCGAAAAGAAAGTTATCAAGTTTATCGACGCAGATCTTGCAGCAGATACTGCGCTCAATACAAACTTCGAAGAAAACTATTCATTGCAGCCGGGTCTTACAGCAGAAGGAAATCCAA